CTCCGGCTCGGGCTCCGGCTCGGGTTCCGGCTGGGGCTCCTCCTCCGGCTCCTCGGCCTGCGGCTGCTCACCGAAGGAGATGTCGTCGAGTCCGGCGGTGAGGTCCTTGGCCTTGAAGCCCGCATGGTCGGCGGCGTCCAGGAGGAGTTCGGCCTGCTCGCTGCCCTCGTCGCCCCACAGCAGGATGACGTGGACCTCGTCGCCCGCGCTGTCGGCCTTCTTCAGCAGGTCGACCACACCGGCCGTGACGTTGGCGACGTGGACGGTCTCCTCGGCGTCCTTGAGGATCTGCTCGGTGGCGCGGCTGCGCTTGTTGTCGGCGACGGCGACGTAGGGGAGGTCGGCCTTCTCGGCCCAGCCGAGGACCGCTTCCAGGCCGTCGGACAGGTGCTCCCGGGTGACCGGGAAGATGAGGTTGATCTCGCGGTCGCTCGGCTCGAAGAAGCCGTCCTTGTCCTCGTCGCCGAAGCCGAGCCAGTCGTTGAGCAGGTCCTTGACATTCTCGGGGTCGATGTCGGCGGAACCAGCGAAGGCCAGGGTGATGGGCTGCTTGCTCAAGTCTGCTCCAGTGTTGTGGTGGTCGCTGCCGTGGTTGGCAACAAGGAAGACCTTAGCCATTACGGCTTCTAAAAGCAAGAAAACCCCGCTTGTCTAGCGGGGTTTTGCTTGTGCTTGACAATCAGGGGAGGTCGGGAACTCGCCGCCCTGTGTTCGGGTGCCTGCGCGGCAGGCGCAGAGAGGCCGTCTCCGCCCCGCTGCCCCGTACCTGCGCGTGCAGTACCGCCACGACTCCAGCAGCCGCCCCAGCGGCCAGCCACGGGCCGGGAACACGCTGCACCTCGTAGGCCAGCCCCACGACCACGGGCGGCTGAAGGGCGGCCGGGATAGCGACAGGCAGGACGTCGCGCAGCCACTCCCACGCGGTGAAGGTGGCGAAGGCGATCAGCAGCAGCCGGAACCAGTCCATGGTCAGATCGCCCTCGGACCCAGGCCGCCAGGCTGCACAGCGACGGCAGGTGTGGAGTTCTCGACGACCGGCGCCGCGACCGCCTCCACGGCCGTAACGATGGCCGGGACCGCGACCGTCTCGAAGCGCTGGACGACCGTGCCGACGACGGGGATCTCCTCGGCCGCCTTGACAGCCTCCTCCACGCCGGACTGAACCACGTCGGTGCTCAAGGGGAAGTCGTTGGTGATGCCCTGTGCGTCCTCGGCCAGCTCGGCCGCCTGCGCCACCTCGAAGTACCGCTCGACGTCGGCGCCGTGGGTATTAAGACGGCTCTCGACCTCGGACACGAACAGGTTCTGGAGCGCACCGAACCAGGAGTACTTCTTCAGCAGGGAGTGGTAGAACGCGGTGCCGGACAGCCAGGCCAGGAACGCGGCGATCACAGCGGGCGCCCACACGAAGTTCGACGGGTCGGCCTTGTAGGTGGCCAGGGAGCCGGTGGCGAGGGCCAGGACGGCGTGCGCGAAGCCCTTGACGGTGGGGTTGGTCGACGGCTTGGTGAACACCGCCACGATGGCGGGCAGGACCAGGCCGACGGCGAGGGCCGCCACGTCGGCGTAGTTGGTAAGCATGGGGATCCTTACGGGTCGTGGTTACTGGGTCGGCAGAACGGCGTACTGAGGTACGGCCGCCGTGATTCCCAGAGGAACATTCTCTTCGAGCAGGGTGCGGATCAGGTAACTGCGCTCGACGTAGTTCTCGTACAGGTACGAGCGGGCCAGGTTGGGGCTGCCCCCCTGCTCCCACAGGTAGTCCGATCCCATCGAGCCGTCGAAGTAGTCGCGGACGGAGGTACCTTCCTCGACCAGGACGCCGTCGGCCCAGAAGATGCTCGCCGTGCCCGGGGTCATGGTGGGCTTCAGGACGTTCATGCCGACGTACAGCGAGGACGCCGGTGTCGTGAAGGTGACGTACAGCGTGCGCCACCGCTTCTGGGCTGGGTCCCTGCGGTTGGCTGCCTGTGTCCACTTCACCGCGTCCAACTGCACTGCCCCCGCGCCGGACCAGGGGGCGATGTCCCCGCAGCCCTGGGCGATGGCCACGCGGGCGCTCATGGTGTACGTACGGCCCGGGATCATGCCGGACACCTGGAAGGACAGGCCGCTGTCCTGTGTGGCCGTGGTGGGCACGGTGACCTTGAGAGCCTGGGTGCCCCGCCAGGAGAAGGAGTCCAGCGCATGGGTGGCCTGGCCGGTCGGACCGTAGCCGGTCAGCCCGCTCTCGAAGTTGGGGTTGGTCGCGTAGTTCAGCCGGGACGGCTTGATGATGGCCTGGATCTCGCGGGCGTTCTGGTATGCGCTGGGGCCGGTTGACCCGACCGGCAGCGCCTCGAACTGGACTGCATCCAAAATCTGGTGTTTGTTCGCCGACATGCTCGCGAACTTGAACCCGACAGAGGCGTACGCGGCCCGCTTCCAGGCGTAGCCGCCACCGGATACCGGGTAGTCCACCGGGCCGGTGAACGCGGCGTAGGCGCGGCTGTAGGAGCCAGCGGGAGCCGACTGAAGCGCGCCGGAGTTGATACCGGTCCACGCCATGGCCGGGTCGACGCCCGCGTACGGGTAGTGGGCGAAGTCCTTGAACGCTGCGGCGGGCGCCTTGATTCCGGCCGAGAGGTGACCCTGGAAGGAGATCTGCCCGGCCTCGGGGGCTAGCGGCTGCGGGCGTGGGATCTTGATGGCCAGCGTGCCGTCGAGGGTGACCTGGCCGCCGAGCGTGGGACCGAACACCCTGAACCGGCGGCCGACGATGCTGCCGGAGAAGGATACGACCGGGGCGAAGTCGTCGTCGTTGACGAAGGTGAGGTTGTGCGTGGTCATCAGGTCACCACCATTCCGACCTTGGTGGCCGTGCTGAACGTCGAGTTAGTAAGGGTGAGCACCTGGGTTCCGTTCCTCTGCACGGTGATGTTGCTCCCGGAGAAGGCGACCGTGATGCGGTCCCCGTCCAGGAAGGTCTGGGAGTAGGCGTAGGTGGCGACCCAGGATCCGGCCTCGATGCGGTGGAGTCCTGTGCGTCCCGCTCGCCAGTAGTTGGAGGCGTCCTGGAGCCGGAACACCACTCCCTGCCGCAGGGCGTTCGACGGGCTGGTGAGGAACGTTGCTGCCACTGTCCCGTCGGCGTGGCCGGGAACGGTGGCGATGGACGCCGTGGCGCCTACCGGGTAGGCCGATCCTCCTGCGTAGCCGCCGGAGGTCCACTGGCCCAGCGTCTCGGTCCAGGAGGCACCTCCCAGGTCCGTGGTGCGGGTGGTCCAGTCGACCCAGCCCTGGCTGAAGGAGTCGAGCACGGTGTAGGCCGGGACGGTGTCGGAGTACAGAGAGGTGATCAGCGCGCCGTGGGAGTCGTAGTACTCGACGAACGGGTACACGTTGACCTGCTCGCCGGAGTACGCCTGCGCGTAGCCGGACAGGCACATCTGCACACGGTCGTCGTAACCCAGCGGCGTCCACTGGGCGTTGGCCGTCGGGGTGGTCGGTGGTGAGACGTTCAGGGACGCGGTGAGCGCCTGGTAGATGCGGCCGTGGAAGACGACCATGTCACCGGGCTGGTAGTCGGTGTTGTTGTCCCACGCCTGCCAGGTGTACGGGATGGGAACACCGAACAGGACCGGCTGCTGCGGGTCCATCGTCGACTGGCCGGACAGGCGGCCGACGGAGCGCACACCCATCGTGGCGACCGATCCGCCGGAGTTGGTGTTGCGCACCCACAAGGCGTTGCCCGCCTTGTCGTCGGGGTTGGTCGGGTTCTGCACTCCGATGCCCACCAGGACGCCGTTGGTGCCCGGGGTGACGCCTGCGGTGAAGGAGATCTCTTCCCAGCCCGCCACGTGTCCGTTGGCGTCGACCAGGGTGGAGTCGGTGCCGTACGAGACGACGGTCCAGTACGCGTTGGAGGCGTTGGTGCCGGTGGGTGCCTGGGCCTGTCCGTACGCGCCGGAGGAGCCCGCCTGGTACAGGTACGAGCCGAACTCCACCTTCTCCCCGGAGGCGTAGTTCACGCCCGAGTCCCACTGCGGGAACGTCGGGTGGTCGAAGTCGGCCTGGTCGTCGGAGAGCATCAGGTTGTCGCCGATGCTCAGGTCAGCGTCGTAGCCGGTGGTCTCGGAGATGATCGAGCGGATCTGCTCCAGGGTGCCCTTCTGGCGGCCGAGAGTGGCCGCGTCCCGCACGCGCTGGCGGAAGAGGTAGGCCGGGGCGCTGGCCTCGTACTGGATCCCGAACTGGTTGGCCAACTGGGCGATGTTGTCGAAGCGCGTGCGCATCGCGTCGTTGGTGTACCGGTTGGAGTCGTAGTAGCTCTTCACGATGTCGAACCCGAACCCGAAGATCGACAGGAACGGGGTCAGGTAGGGGTTGAGCGTGTTGGAGTCGTCGGTGACGTTGTTGCCCGGCTGGACGTCGACCTTGTAGTGGTCGGGGATCAGGTCGTACAGCAGCTCGGTGTAGCCGTTGTTCTTCGGCATCAGGCACGAGATGGTTCCCGCCCGGGACCACTGGCCGGACGCGGAGATGAAGATCGTGTAGTACAGCCAGTGCCCGCCGACCACGCCCTTGTCGGAGAACGAGGTCGCGGCGTGGGTCTGGTCGAGCAGGATCTCGCCGTCGTTCTCGTTGACCGCCCAGCCGTACCGGTTGCGGATCAGCCGCAGGGAGTCCCACGTACCGGCCGGGGCCTTCCAGTCCAGCAGCACGGTGGAGTAGTCCACGGGCGTGGCTGTGAACGGGCTGACGTCGAAGTCGGGATGGATGTCCGTCCCGTATTTCGACAGCCCGTACAGGGAAACGCCGTACGTTCCCACCTCACGCCTCCCGGATCATGACCGCGCTCAGGTGCAGGTTCTGGAGTTGCAGGGTCTTGGTGGCCAGCGGGTGGTAGAGGGTGAGGTCGATGGCCTTGCCTGCGGTGACCCATCCCTGCCAGCCGATGTGCATGTGGGAGTTTCCGTCGGTGATCGGTTGGAGGTCCTGGGACATCACCTGACCACCGCCGACTGCGATGTTGATCTGCCGGTCGGCGCCCGTGGCGTTCGAGCCGGTGGCGTTGGCCCACATGACTCGGCCGAAGACGATCCACCAGCCGGTTCGGTTGGCGGTGATCGAGTGCCCGTTGAACAGTCCCTCGGGGTCCTGGGCCGCCGACGGCCGGGAGAAGGAGATCGTCTTGGTCGCGCCTCCCTTGACGGTGTCGGACGTCTTGGAGACGTAGCACGCGGGTATGCCGTGGCCGCGCTGGATGGCGTCGAGCCGGGCCGCGACGGAGGCGTAGGTGTTGGTCTTCATCTTCAGGCCGGTGTCCTGGTGCGGCAGGATGCCCAGGGTCTGCTGAAGGGCCAGCACCTCGTCCTGGAGGTTGTTGACGTGGGATGCGTCGATGTCCTCCACCAGGTTCTTGTGCACGGTGAAGGACTTGTACTGCTTCGGGTAGACGGCGGCCATCAGCCGATACCTCCGGTCATGGTGATGTTGGCGATGTTGCCGACCGTGGGGATTTCCCAGGCGCGCATGACGATGTCGGCGGTCCCGGTCTGGGCCGCGTCGGCGCGGGCAATCAGGGGGATGTCGACGTAGCGGACTCCCTCCACGTCCAGGATCGTTTTGTAGAAGTCGGAGAGGGTCAGGCGCATGCCGAAGTCGACGTTCGCGAAGGAGAGCATCGTCTTCAGCGCCTGCTGCACGTCGTAGAGGACGGAGGCCCGGGAGTAGCGGGGCCAGCACTCGACGGTGATCGGGTTCGAGGAGTTGCCCACGTTCACCTTGACCGTGGTCGGGCCGGACACAGTGACCGTGGTGCCTGCCAGGGCCTTGGCCTGGAGGCTGGTCTGCACGTTCTGGAGGGTGGTCGTGCTCGGGGTTCCTCCGGCGGAGCCGATGACGAACACCGAGATCGAGGTGTAGGTCGACGCGATGGCGTTGGCCCGGACGATGCCGGGGATGGTCAGCGCGAGGTCGGAGAAGTCGGCCAGGGTGACGCAGCGGTCCTGGGTGCGGAAGATGCGCGGGGCGTTGGCGCGGATCTGGTCGTTGGTCTCCGGGTCAGCCCCGCCGGTCATGACGGAAGAGATCGCATTGCCGCTGGAGTCCTGCGAGAAGGTGACACCAGGCAGGGTGGAGTCCGCGATGGCGTTGACCACGCCCGCGTTCACGTTGCCGACCGTCCCGCCGCCCACTCGGTAGGTGGCGTAGATGGTCAGGTTGGTGGTCGGGATGGCGCCGTTGATGTTGTCGCCGAAGCGGATCCACGTGGCACCCGCCTCGTCCAGGTAGGTGCTGAAGACGCGGTCGCTCGGGTCGGCGTCCACGATGTAGTCGATGTACGTCCACTCGGTGAGGGTGTCGACGTCGTCCACGTACACGCGGACCGTGCCGCCGATGACAGGCACGTCGGGCAGCCGGAACTCCTGCACCGGCAGGCCCGAGCTGGTGCCGACGTTGACCTGGGTGCGGGTGACTCCCTGGGTGACGGAGACAGTCGCGGTGCCACCGTTCTTGGGCACGGTGACGTCCGTGTCGGTCTCGTACGTGATCGGCGAGTCGATGGTGTCGATGTAGTCGGTGACGACCTGGGTGCCCGCAGGCACGGTGACGGCCGGGCCCGGGTTGGACGTCTGGAAGGTGACAGTTCCGGTAGCCGGTACGCCGTTGGACGGCTGGTAGCCGAGCAGGTCGGAGATCTGGAGCAGGGACAGCCGCTGCGTCGCGGTGGGCAGGAAGGACTCCTGCTGGAGCCGGTCGCCGTAGTAGGAGAGGCTGTCCCCGAGGTAGGAGAACAGCTCGACCAGGAGCACGCCGAAGTCGCCCTCGGAGGAGGGCACCCACTGGGGGAAGGCACGCGAGGCGAAGTCGAGCAGGGACGACTTGAAGCCCTCGTAGTCGCGTGAGGTGTAGTCGATCGCGGGAACGTCAGCCACTGATGACCTCGCTTACGGTGCCGCCGACCCGGACGACTGCTGTGTTGGACTGGAGAGCCAGGCTGGAAGGGGACGCCCCGTCCTCGCGGCGGATGTAGTCGACCTCGATACGAGCGAGGGACATCTGCGTGGAGTCCGGGATAGGGGTCGCCTTCTGGAGGACCACACCGGGCTCGTACGTATTGAAAGCCGTGGTTACGGCACGGCTGATCTCCTGCGCGACAAAGGACGCGTCAGGGTCGAACAGCAGATCAGCCACGGGAACCCCGTAATCCGGGAGCATGACCCGCTCCCCCGGCTGCGTGCCGATGAGCGCATTCACATGCTGGGCGATCTGCCTGTCCGGATTCGTCTCGACGGCGATAGTGCCGTCGGACGCTAGGCGAAACGGAAATGCAATCTCGGTAGGCATGCTTGCATTCTCCCAGGAATGCCTACCGAGATTGCACTTACGGTTCTACGTCAGATTCCGGGGAACGCGACCTGGGAATCCGCGAGGACCTGGTTGTTCTGCGCCTGGATGTCGGCGTCGACCGCCTGCCGTGCGACGTTGTAGTCCTCGGCGACCTGGTTGTAGCGCGGAGCCCCAGCGTTCGAGTTAGTCGCCTGCTCGGTGCTGACCCAGATGTCTCGGATGTAGGACTTGGCGGCCAACTGAACGAGGTCCACGTCCGGAGTGTCGACGTTGTTCGGGTAGCAGACGTGGAACGCGGCAGCGACGCGCGGCCAGACGTCGTCAGGAACCGTGACGGTAATGTCAGGCATTAAGTGACTTCCTCACTTGGTGTACGTGATCTTAAGTTGCGGAGGGTGGGAATCCCCGACACCGGAAAAGTACCCGTAGTAGGTCTTGTCGGTGCTGGATCCAAGATCCGCACCTAGCGTAATTCCACGATACGGGGTGGTCGCGTTCCAAGTTGAATTCCAGGACGACGGCAGGGTTACCCACTTTCCGGCGCCAACGGGCCACGAGGAAACGGTGAGGTTCACTCCGCTACCACCGAAAGACGTCGGCTCGGTGGTTCCGGTGAATGCACCGATGTGCGCCGTGCCACCCCCGTTGTAGTACCAGTGGTTGTTGTAGAGGTAGATCTCGACCTTGGAGACCTTCGCCGTGGAACCCATGTCTGTGAAGGGCTGGGTGCCGAAGTAGATCATCGACTTCTGCGTGCCCCAGGTGCTGGAGTAGTAGCCCTGGTACACGGTGCCGTCGGTGTATCCGGCGTTGCCGTACCGGCGGGACCACACCGCGTTGTACGTCTTGGTGTACGTCTTGGTGGCCGTCACGGCCGCGCCACCCGTGTTGTACACACCGTTCTCGGGCACGGCCGGACCGATGTCCTCGACGTAAAAGTCCGAGGATTGCGCGGGGATGTAGTTGCGCAATCCCCAGCCGGTGGCGTTGCCTGCGTGCTGCGTCGCAGTCCAGAGGAGCCTGTGGTCGCCTGGCGCCAGTGCCGTGGTGCTGCTGTACAGGCCGCCCGCGTCGGAGGAGCAGACGATGATGCCTTCCACGGCGGTGGTGCCGTCGGTCCCTCCGCCGTCGTAGTACATCCCGAAGCAGCGGGCGATGATCTGGTCCGTCACCCTTGGGCTGGCACCGGTCGGGTTCATTAGCGTGCACCCGTTGACGGACGTCGTCGTGGCGGCGACGTTGATGCGGTTCTCCAATACTTGGTTACCTGTACCGCCGTTGAAGTCGAACTGGGATCGGGCCACGATGCGGTACATGCGGCCCTCGACGGCTGTGAAGGCCAACTCGATGAGTCCGGTTTCGGTGGTGTAGTAAGTCGACGAGGTCGGCTTGTTCGTCCAGCCGCGCTCGTAGGTGACCATGCCCCACGGCATGTTCCACAGCAGCGCTCCCAGTTCCTGTCCCTGGTACCAGATCTGTCCGGTCGGGTCATCGGAGGGTGCCCCCGCCGGGCGCTGCGGGGTGAAGATCGACTTGAAGGTGCCCACGCCGTTGGGGTCGATGCTCGCTGCTCCGCCCGCGAAGGTGGCGTAGGCGTTGGACGTGGTCAGTTCCGTGCCGAGTGATCCGTCCGGCCCGAACAGCCGGACACCGGCGGCCGAGATGTCCGTCGCGCCGTAGCCCTCGCGCATGACGAGGACGTCGTCCACGCAGATGTAGGAGAACGACGAGGTGGACAGCCCATACGAGCCGGGGTTCAACTGCTGGAAGGTGACCCGGCCCCACAGTGCCCCGGTGGGCGCCGTCATCTCGAAGATGTCCTCGGTGTACGCCGCAGCGTTGTAGGTGACGTCGTTGACCCCAGCCATCTGGTCGGTCCAGGTGACCTTGTCCGGGCTGGTCTCGAAGGTGACGTGCAGGTGCCCGATGCCGTAGTACCAGTACCGGAACATGTACGTCTGCCCGGCGACGACTGGGAAGGGGTCGCTGGTCGCGGTAGCGGTGCCGGTGTTGTTGACCCCCAGGGTCGCCTTGCCCTGACCGGAGCGTGCCGGGTACCCGCCTTGAGCGATCTCGATCTTGGCGACCGTTGTGGCCAGCGTGCTGTCGCTCTGGGTCAGGGTCCAGCCGACGCGGGAGGCATCCTCGAAGCCCGGGTTGGTGACCATGTTGCCGGTCACGGAACCCAGGGAGAGGTGCGAGGCGTTGACGTTGCCGAGGTTGATGTTGGCCGAGTTGACCTGGCCGGTCTCGACGACCTCGATGGTGAACATGTCCATCTCGGCCGCACCGGATCCGCCGTTGTAGTTCATGTAGAGGCAGGGGCTGATGTACTTCACGTTCTGGTGCAGCGTGGCCGGGGCGGTCGGGTTGTTGGCCGGGTTGCCTCCCGTGGGGGTGGCGGAGGATCCCTTGATGTAGCCGGTGTAGGTGACCCATGCACCACCAGTGGTGAGAGGCACTCCCTTGGCCGCGACGTAGTGCTGGTTGGAGACGGCGTTGGCTCCGGTGGTGCTGACCAGGGTCACGCCGTCGGACGCGATGCCGGTGACGCCCGCGTAGAAGTTCTGGTTGGTGCCTGGGGTGGAGTTGTCAGAGACCTGGCGGACCCGGCAGGTCACGCGGTAGGTGACGGTCGGGTCGAAGGGTATGAGCAGGTCCGGGCGGTAAGCGCCCTGGACGTACCCGGCGCAGCGCATGACGAAGCCGCCGGAGGCCGCGTCGGTCTTGGATACCGAGGTTATGGTGCCGCCCGCACCTGCGGCGTTAAGCCACTTCGAGGCGCTGGTGCCGAAGTCGTAGAACTTCTGGCCCACCAGACCCTGAAGACCTGCGGAGAACTTGTCGACGGTAAGCGTTCCGGCCTTGATGCTGCTGGCGTCCAGGTTGGTGATGCTGGCCAGGCTCGCGTCGATCGTGCCTGTCTTGATCGAGCCACCGTTGATCGTGGTCGTGGTCGGGATGGTGCCGTTGCTCAACTGCCCGGCGGGGACGCTGACGCTCGCGCCGATGGAGCCGGTGACTGTGGTAGCGCTGCCTGCGGAGGTCGCCGAGGTAGCCGTGGTCGCGGTTGTGGCGCTGGATACTGTTCCAGTGACCTGTGCGCCGGGGACGGCGACGCCCGCGCCGAGGGATCCCGTGACGGTCCCTGCGCTGCCCGCTGAAGTTGCGCTGCCTGCCGTGGTAGCACTCGCGACCGTACCGCTCACGTTGCCGCCACCGATGACCAAATTGGTGGCGTCGATCTGGGTTGCAGTCAACTTGCCGACGGTGATCTTGCTGGCGTCGATGCTGGCGATGACACCGCTCTGGGCCGTGATCGTTCCGGCCGCCATCTGGTTGGCTGTGATCGTGTTCGCCGCGATCTGGTTGGCGGTGATGGTGTTGGCTGCGAGCCGGTCGCCCGTGATCGAGCCCGCCAGGATCTGGGTAGCCGTCAACGTCCCGGCGGTGATCTTCGAGGCGTCCAGCGATCCGGCTGCGATGCGCGCGGCGTTGAGCGTGCCGACGTTGATCTTGCCCGCGTCGAGGTCGGCGATCTTGGCGTTGTTGATGGCCGCGTCGGCGATCTGTGCGTTGCCGATGGCGCCGTTGATGATCTTCGCCGAGCCGATCGTGGCGTCGGCGAGCTGTGTGCCGGTGACCGCGTTGTTGGCGATGTTCGTGGTGCCGACGGCCAGGGCCGCCAGCTTGCCTGCCTCGACAGCCCCGTTGGCTATGTTCGCGGCCAGGACGGCGTTCGCCGCCAGCTTGGTGTTGTCGATGGCGCCGACTGCGATCTTCGCCGCCGACAGTGAGCCGTCGAGGATGTCCTGGGCGACGGCCTGCTTGGGGGTGTCCGAGTTCGAGCCGGACGGGGCCGAGGCGATGCCGACCTTGGAGTATGCGACCAGCCGGTAGTAGTAGGCGCTGGCGTAGTTCTGGATGGAGTCGTACAGGAAGTCCGGGCCGGGCAGCGTGCCGATCACGACAGGGTTGGAGAACGCCGAGGTGGTGTCCCGCTGCACCTGCACGTGGGAGAAGATCGCAGGCATTGCCGTGCCGGTGTTGTCCTTGCCGTCCCAGGTGACCCGCAGGCCGCCGAGTACTCCGAGGACCCCCGGCGCGGAGGGCACCGGAGGCGGGGTGGAAGCGGACGCCGTGGTGAGGTTGGCGCTCGCCCACAGGGAGGTGTTGTTGCTGGTGTCGAAGGCCGCGACCCTCACGTAGAGGGCCACGCCGGTATTAAGTCCGTCGAGGAGGACCAGGTCCTCCGTGGTGACGAAGCCGCCGCTCCAGTTGCTGTTGTCGTAGGAGGTTTGGAGCAGGTAGTGGGACAGGTCGGTGAGGGCGGTCCCGTCCTGGTTCTCCGTGGGCGGGGTCCAGCTCGCTGTCACGCGGGCCCGGGTGGCGCCCTCGGCGGTGGCGTACTGCACCGTGGTGAGGGTGAGGGCGGTGGGCTCCTTCGGCGGAAGGACATCGAGCGTCTCTCCGCTGGGCAGGTCGTCGACCTGGTCCTGAACGGCCTTGATGCCGAGCGGGGAGTAGACCGGCTTGGTGATGTCACCGCCGGAGAACTGCACCCACAGCGTCTGGCCGACCGGCGGGATCGTGTTGGTCGGGGAAGCGGGGGCGGCCCAGGCGCTTTCGGCGTTTCCGAGTACCTGCGGAATGAGCAGCGTGACGCGGGCTTCATTCAGCGGGTCCTGGTTATTGGCAACGCTCGCCCGGTACATTCCCAGCACCGGATCAGCCGACATTGATGTCCTCCAGAAGACTCGATTCCCAGAACTGCCTGTTCCTCAGCACAGCCGGGACGGTGTCGAACTTGAAACGCTTGTTCGCATCGCTTCGGAATGTTACCGCGTAGGGCTGGTCCCTTTCCGCATCGACGGTCGTGGTGAACATCAGGCCCTTGTTGTTCTTGTCCCGGTTGATAACGTGCTTGGTGCTCGTCACCATCCACCGGCCCTTGTTGTCCGACGAAACGGAACTGCCGGAGATGCCGACCAGCGTTCCAGGAGTCACTTTCGCCGTCCCGTAAATCGTGGCCTGCATGGTGATCCATCCACGGGACGCGAGAGTGCGTGCTTCCATAAGGGCCTGCGCGTCGGCGTAGTTGTCCACGGCGCGGGCGGTGGATATGGAATTCAGGAACGTGCCGATTCCGGTGTCCGAGGTAGAGGACGCCTTGATGACCTTCCCGGTCTTCGCATCCAGGCCGGAAATCACCGAGGTGCTGGCCGCCCCATTGCTGCGGGGAATCATCGTGCCGGTGAGAATGGAAAGGCTCTGGAGGGTGTCGTAAAGCCCAGGGGTCTGGTTCTTGGAGAACACCGGGATGTCCTGGGCCTTCTGCCCGAGCAGGAGAATGCGCGGGTCGAGGAAGTACAGGGTGGCGCCCTCCACCCAGAAGCGGAAACCGGTCTCGGCCGCGAGGTCGTTGACCAGCTTGAAGTCGCTCCCGCCGGTCTGGGCCCAGTAGGTCAGGCGCCGGGCGGACGGGGAGATGACGGTGCGCAGGCCGTTCTCCCGGCCCACTTGCCGCACGATCGACGTCGGCGAGACGTTCTTCCACGACCGGGTGCGCTGGGTGTTCATAGGCAGCGTGGTCCCGATGCAGATGTACCGCACCGTGGTGTGGAGGGTGTCGGAGGAGGCGAGCGCGCTGGAGTGGTGCACGTAGCCGTTCCAGCGGACCAGGTCGTTCGGTGCGCGGCCGTAGTCGAGCACGACGGGCGTCAGTTCGCTGTAGGGGTTCTTGGACGTGGGAGGGGTGGTCACGTCGATGATGACCATCGAGTGAACGCCGTAGCCCTCGCGGACCTCCACTCGCGTGATGTAGTCCGTGATGCGGTCGGTGCCCATCGTCAGACGGGTGACCGGTGCTTGTTCAGACACTGGGGATCCTGATGATCTGGCCGGGGGTGAGGGCAGTCCAGTCCATGACCTCGGGGTTGGCGTCGGCGATGTGCCACCACAGGCGGGCGTCGCCGTAGAACTGGGTGGCGACCAGGTCGATGCGGTCGGCCGAGGTCCACTGGTGGTAGGTGAACTGGAAGGACCACTCGCGTTGCTGGCCCGGCACGATGGTGAGGTTGGTGCCTCGGCCGGAGGAGACGAGCGCGAGGGTGGAGTCCGCGTAGCGGGAGTTCGAGGAGATCATCGCCCAGCCTTTCCGTTCTTGCCCAACTGCTCGGACGTCGACAGCGGGTCGCCGGAGTTAGGCAGCCGTGGGCCGATGATCGGTGCGTACTTGTTGCCGCCCTGCGGGGTCGGCAGCAGCGTCACGGTCAACTGGACCACGCAGCGCTGGGGGATCATCTGCTGAGTCCAGTGGGTGTACCGGACGTCCAACTGCTGGATCACGCCGTAGAAGGACAGCGTCGACCCGATGACGACGTACACCGGGGTGTAGATCATCGGGCCTGCCGGGCCGGTCGAGAAGGAGCCCTTCCGGAAGTTGTCGATGGCGGACTGCTTGTCCGTCTCCTGGTTGCCCGAGACGGTCATCGGAGTCGCAATGCCCGTGATCTTGTACAGCGACAGGATGTCGTAAGCCACTCCGAACTCCGGAACCCACGTGAGGGCATCCCCGAACAACTTGCTGGAGTCCCACAACTCGTATGTCCGGTCGAATTGCAGGTTGAACTGCAACGTCTGCTGGAGGGGCAGGATGAACTGCCCCGCCGTGACGTCGTTCTTCAATGCTGAATTCGGGTCGGTAAGGACACCCGAGTCGATACCGTGGGAGATGTCGAGTTCGCTAGGGTTGTACAGGAAGTTGCAGCGGTAGCGCACGCCGTTGATTGGCTTCTCCATGATGATGAAGCCGCGCGTCAACTTCTTGGTGGTGTCGAAACTGTGCCCGTCCTTCTGGAGAAACGGGATGCTCGCTATCCGGGGGTCGAAAGGACCGTTGTCTTCGATCTTGCTGGCTGCCATTAGTTCCCTGCCGCGATGAGATTGATCCGGCTGTCTTCGGCGAGTGCGGTCATGAACTGCGTCGCCGCATCCCGTGCGGACGTCTGATCCATGGCGCCCTGCACCTGAACCACGACGGCCCCGGAGTGGAAGTTGAGGGTGGCCTTACCACCCGAGGTATTAAGCCCGCCAATTCCGCCCGTGAGCGGGGTATTACTCGACAGCGCCTTTCGGATGGCGTCGGCCTGGTGCGCCGGGATAATCATTTCGCCCTTGTGGATGCGGGCGGTCTGGTCCACGTCGATATTCGTGGAGCCGACTGCGTATCCCTTATAGCCTCCGCCGTTCGACATCGACTTGATACCCGGCACATTCGCCAGGGAGCCATAGCGCGAATCCGCATACCGCACACCGGCAATAATGTTGTCGACCGGGTTCCAAATGTTCTTGTGACCCGCCAGCGAATACGCGTTGAACGTCGAGTCGATCGTCTGGAGAATGCCCTTGGACGGGTGCCCGGCCTTGGCATTGCTGTCCCAGTTGTTCTGCGCGCGGGGGTTACCGCCGGACTCGTGCATGGCCATCGTGTTGACGTACCGCTCGTTGGAGGCGGTGTCCTTGTGCAGGATGCCGAGCGCCGACTTGATCCACGTCTTCAGGCTTCCGGAGGGCAGGGCACCGGCCGCGTTGTTGCCGTTGTCGGTGGTCTGCGACGAACCCTGTCCGGCGCCGACTCCGGAGCCCACGTTGGCCGCACCGATCGAGGAGACCCCGGCCGCGATGGCGTCGACTTCTTCGGTGGAGCCGTACGAGCCGACGTCACCGCCGAAGCCCATGGTGGACAGTCGGTTGGAGTCGGAACCCGCAGTGTCGGAGTTGTCGTTGGTGAAGTCGCCGACGTTGCCGACCGCGCCAAGGATCCGGACAGCGTTGGTGAACTCGCCTGGCTTGTAGGACCGGACGCGCACCGAGGACCCTGTGTGCGGAGCCTCGATGACCCTGCCGTTGCCTATGCACATCACGACGTGGTGAGCGGGGTTGCCGTTGAAGAGCAGGTCACCCGCGCGCTCCTGGCCGAGCTTGACCGCCTTACCGGCCTTCTGCTGCTGCGCGGCCGTACGGGGCAGCGAGACACCGATCTGCTTGAAGGAGTACTGAAGCAAGCCGGAGCAGTCGAAGCCCTTCGGTGAGGCCCCACCCCAGACGTATTTCACGCCCAGGTACTTCATGGCGACCTTGATGACGGCAGCGGCCGTCTTACCCGCGCCCTGCGTACCTGTGGCCACCGCGCCGGACTTGCCCGAGCCGGTGGCGGCCGAGGCGTTGCTCTCTCCAGCGCCACCGAAGATGCCGACACCCGCACCGATTGCACCACCAACCAGCGCGCCGACCCCGGTACCGATGACGGGGACGACGGAACCGACGGCTGCACCAGTCAGGGCGCCGGTCGCCGCGTCCACGCCGATGTGACCGGCCTTGTTGGCCTTCTTGCCGTGGACGTACTTGTCGACCAACTTCGAGCCGAAGTGGTGCGTGAGGTAGGCGCCGACGCCAAAGCCGCCAGCAGCGCCCAGGGCAGCCCCGGAAAGGTCCAGGGCACCTCCGAGCGCGCCGAAGCCAGCAGCCGGTCCTGTACCGCCTCCCAGGGCCGCGCGAGCAGCACCGAGCATGCCCCCGCCGCCCCCACCTCCGAAGCCGCCGAGGCGGGCGACGCTGCCCAGGCCGCGCATCATGCCGTAGGTGCCCATGGCAGAACCGGCAGCGGAGCCGACCATGGAACCGGCACCACCGGCCCAGCCGATCGGGGTGTCCAGGTGGGAACTCTTGAGGAAGGACTGGACGGCGGTGCTGAACTTGTCCAGGTAGTTGGTCGCGGTCTTCAGTCCATCGTTGAAGGGCTGGAGTGTGTTGACGTCCTGATTGCGCAGCGTTCCGGCCCGGTCCTGGAGGGCCTGCGCGTCGGAGTCGCCGATGTTCCACTTCTTCAACAGGGCCCTGGCACTCTTGTTGCCGGTGTTGGCCTTGGTCATCGTGGAGTCGTACTGCTTCTCGGACGCGCCGTTGATCTGGGCGCTGAGTATCCCCGTCAGTTCGCCCTTGACCTGCTGGAGGGTGCCCGCAGGCATGGTGCGAGCCAGCGACTGCATTACTGCGGAGCCGTCGCTGAGGGTGTCGTGGATCTGGTCCTTGTTCTTGATGCTTTTCAGCGACGACCAGCGCTGCATGACCTGCTGGGCGATCTGGCGGGGGTCCTGACGCTGCCCGTTCTTGATCGTCTGGATGCCGATGGCCTGGTTGGCGTAGTAGGACCCGGCCGTCCACGCACCCGTCATACCCTGGACGCGCTGTGCCTCCGAGACACCTGGGTTGAGGAATCCGGAGGACTTGGCGTAGTTCCATGCCGTGTTGAAGTTCGAGGAGCCTGGAGAACCGGCCGTGGACTGCGCGAGGGTCTGATAGGCGAGTCCCGCGTCCGTCGTGGACTGGGCGCCGAAGTTGTTGGTGAACGCCTGCTTCGCGGTCGCGCCGTAGGACTGCGAGGAGATCTGGCCCGTCTGGTAGGTGACGCTGTCCATGAGGACCTTGTCGGGCATCTGCTTGGTGGCCCAGGCATAGGCGTCCTTGAGGCCGCCCTTGAGCGAGTAGGGGCTCTTGCGCTGGCCGCCGTTGTTCCCGGCACCCCCGCCCAGGCGCGGAGTGTTGGTGCCCGAGCCACCTGATCCGCCGGAGCCACCAGAGCCGCCGTTGTTGGCCGCACCGCCGCCCTGGTTGGTCTGCCCGGAGAACGTGGCCCCACCTCCGTTGGAGGACGTCGTCATGCGCTGCTGGGTGCCCGCGCGGGGCGCGGTGGCCGGAGCGCTCGCACCGCCGTTGGGACGGCCGTGTGCGTAGTTGCTGGTGCCGTTCCAGACGTCGTTGGCGAGCATGCCGAAGCCCCGGGCGCCACTGGTGGACCCGGAGCCGTGGCTGTTCCATCCCTGATAGAGACCGGCAGCTCCCCCGCCGACCGTCTTGAACTTGGCGGCAGCCGTCTCCAAGCCCTTGTTCAGGGACTCGACGTTCTTCGCCAGTTTCGAGATCGCATCCTGGGCTTTGTTCCAGCCCAGGAGCGGTCCCTGTCCTGCCACCGTGCCTTCGTCAGCCATTGTCCGCCTCAGCAGTTCGCCTATTACGTTGCGCCTTGAACCACTTCACCCAGTGCAGGCGCTCTCGTACGGTCAACCGGCGAATTTCGCTGAGGCTCCAAGCCGGGGATAGCTCGACTAGTTGCTCGTATTCGAAGTACGTGTCGAAGTAGTTACAGGCCCTGAAACAGGTCCCCCACCTTGATGTAGAGGGGGACCTCCTTTCCGCACGAATCGTGCAGGAACTTCACATCATTGTATTGCGGGCCTGGCTGGTTCTTCTCAATTGCATCTAGGATCGACTGGCGGTCCATGATGCCGAGCGCGCGGGCGAAGTCGGGATTACCGGTGACGGCATTCTCGGAGCCGTCCGCTTCGACCACGGAAATGAGAACCCGGGAGAGCAGGAGGGTGTTCTGCTCGGAGTCGGTGGCGCGGTCGATGACGGCCAGGAGCGCTTCCTGGTCGCTGCCGACGGGCAGGCGTACGAACGCCTTGCGCCCCTTGCGCAGGGGTACCTCGAAGATGCGGGCGGAGGGGTCCTCCAGGCGCCGCACGGGGATCTCGTCCAGGGTGACCGTCAGGCGGAACTCCTCGCCGCACCACGGGCAGGAGTACTGGTCCCAGGTGATCTCGTCGCCGTAGGTCGCACGCCGGATCTCCATGAGGAGCATGTCGCGGTCGCCGAGCAGGAGGTTGGACAGCAGGGGGGCGCTGGTCTTCTCGTCGCCCACGGAGACGGTGCCTGCCGTGAGCAGGGTGGAGATGTACTTGCCGATACCACTCTGGCGGGCCTTGGTCAGGGCCTCCTCGTCGGCGCCGGTCAGTTCGCGGACCTCGGCGTCGTAGCGGACGGATGCGTAGTCGCTGCCCAGAACGTAGCCTCCCGGCAGGCTGAAATTGCCACCTGCCGGGAGGGTGATCTCGGGCTTGGCGACCTGTGCCCCGGCGTCGTTCAGAAGCGCCGTAATGGCGGCATTCGCTGCACCGGGGTTGGAGAGGGGGTTGGTGTACCCCTCGGTATTAAGGTCGTTAGCCACTGGTTATGCTCCTAGTCGAGTCTCGGGAATCCGCTATTAGAAACTAACGGAAGACGACCCGACACTGTTAGCCAACTTGAACTCGAAGCCCTCGTGGGCGAGGGTCATTTGCTGGACGACGATCGCGTTGGCGCCAGCGTCGAGGTCCGAGAAGGCGACCGCCGTAGGCCACGCGTTGTAGACGCGGAATGCGGCCTTGGCCGGAGTGGTGCCGGAAGTCACCGGGTGGTCGAGCACCTTGATGTCGACCATGTGCCGGAATTCGGCACCCGCCTTGCCGGAGCCGGTGCCCTGGATGACGGTGAACAACTGGCGCATCCAGTCCATCATCTGGCTGTCGCCGACCGCGAGGCCCTTGGACAACGTAATAGGGGCGAAGTCGGACTGTCCGGGCATTTTCTGCGTTGTCGTGTTCATTCCACCCTCACGGTATGGAATGACCTCAGTCGTGACGTTCAGTCCCGAAACGGACATGAAGCCCATGCGGGCGAAGCCCTTGATGCCGGGGTGCTGGATCTGGACCTGGAACTTGAAGTTCCGCAACGGGTCCGTTGCGATGTGCCCCACGGTCGAAGTGGTCGTAGCCATCAGTCAGTTACCTCTCAGGAAGTGGCCGTCGAGTCGGTCGCGGAGGACCCACCCGAGTACTGGCCGATCTGGATCACGATGAATTCGGCCGGGGTCTGGAGCGCCACACCGACGGAGATGTTCACGACGCCGTTGGCCACCGAGGCAGCCGTGTTGTTCGAGGAGTCGCAGGTGATGAAGTACGCCTGGTCCGGGGTGGTCCCGGCCAGCACGCCGGTCTGCATCAGCGTCAGCAGGTACTGCGTGATGACCGCGTTGACCTGGTCCCACAGGATCTGGTCGTTGGGCTCGAAGACCGCGAAGCGAGTCGCGTCGAGGATGCCCTTCTTGATCAGCATCAGCGAGCGGCGGATGGAGACGTACCGGTCCGGCATGCCGGTGGACAGCGTCCGGGCGCCGTAGATGACAAAGCCCGTGCCCGGCAGCGACTTCAGCACGTTGATGCCCGCGACGTTCAGCGCGTCCTGGTCGTCGTTGGAGAACCGGAACTCCGTGTCGAGCACACCCTTGAGGACGGTGTCGATACCGGCCGGAGGCTTCTGCACACCGCGCGAGGCGTCCGTACGGGAGTACTGACCGAGGACCGCACCGCCCGGGGGCAGCAGACGCGCCGAGCCGGAAGCAGTGGTGGCCGGGTCATTGACGATCAGCCACGGGCCGTAGACGGCCGCGTACGAGGACGCCGACAGCGCGGAGCCGCCCGTGGACATGTTCTGGAGCGACAGCGCGTAGGAGTGGGCGTTGTCGGCCGAGGTCGACTTCACGCCGTCCACGACGACGAACACGTTGCCCTGGTCCTCGGCCCACGCGATGATCGGGTTGAGGACGGTCGCGTCGGTGACGCCCGGGACGTTGAGGATCAGGTTCGCCTCGACGGTCTCCAGCCGCTCCGTCGCGGTCGCCAGGTCCACGGCCGCAACACCGTCCGAGCCGCCAGCCAGGGGGATGCCGGTCGCTATGGCCGGGGCGTGGTTCGGGGCCCACGTGGTATTAAGCAGGCTCTGGACCTGGATGAAGGACGAGCCGGTGACCGGGGAGTTGATCAGGGCCTGCGCGTTGCGGGAGTCGGCCGGATCCAACGAGACGTCGGTGAAGCGTTCCTTGAGGAAGGCCGCAGTGTCACCGCCGACGTAGACGAACAGGTCGAAGCGACCACCACCGGAGGACGCCGCCGTGACGTCGAGGTAGACACTGTTCCCCCACACGCCCGGGGAGATCGCCTTGACCTTGAGGGTGTCCTTCGCGGTCGTCTCGGTGTCCTGAAGAGTGACGGAGGCCGCGACCGCGTCGGAGGCCGCCGCACGCACGATGTACGCCGCGTTGCCGCCGTTGTTGAAGTAGGAGTAGACGGCGAACGGGAGCAAGTCCGAGGTGTCGCCGAAGGCGCCGAAGGTGGCCACGTACTGCGACCAGGACGACACCAGCGTGGGAGCCAGCGGGCCGCCCTGCTTGTTCTTGCCGACGAACGCCGCAACGGACTCGCCCGGTGTGTTTACGGTCTGGCTGAGCGGGGCCAGAGTCTCACTGATGTAGACACCCGGCCGCTTGTAGACAGTCATCTGTTTCTCCTGAGTAAAGGGAATTCCTGGGGTTACGAATCCTGGGTCCGGATCATGGGCGGATTACGTGGTCCGTGAAGTACTCGAAGCCCAGCGCCACGCTGGTCGCCTTGACATACGCGTCGGCGACAGACGGAAGCATTTCGCTGGAGACAGAGATCAGGTATTCACGACGGAACAGACGCTTTCCGTTCTCGTCGCGGGTGTCGGCCAGCTCGGGGCCGCCGAGAAGATCCAGGCGCCGTACCGTTCCGTCCTCGGGAATCTCCAGAAACCCGAACCGCGCAGGAAGCCGGTCGCGCTGCATCATCAAGGACGCCAGCGCAATGTCGTGCTCCGCGAGCCGGGTGAAGACCATGACGCGGTACCGCAGGTCGAAAGGGATCGGGTACTCGACGAGGTACGGGGACTGCGTGACGTCGTAGGAGGTGTCCCCCTCCGCCCACCAGCCGGTAGCACCCTCGGGGGCGTACGGCAGGTAGACAGGGCCACGGTGCTCACGCTCGTCGGCCTTCTCCATCCCCGCGTGCTCGATGACCACCAGGGGGAAGGTCTGCTTGGCCAGCTCCACCTCGGGAATGCGGTAACGCACCGGAACGGGTCGACCGTCCGGTGCATTCGCGTCGGTGACAGAGAGGCCCTGGAGTTTCGCCTTAACGGCGCGGTCCTCGTTGATGAGCCATGGCAAAGCGGGCCTCACGGGTCTCGAATAGCAGAAAGTCTTCCGCCATTCAGGATCCCAAGAAAGCCGGAGAAGTTTATAGTCAGACCGTCTGGGACCAGTGCGCGAACTGCGCATCGTTGACCAGCTCGTCCGGCTTCATCTGTACGCACTCGATACCGACGATGATGTCCCGGTTCTGAATCTGGCCCAGAACAGAAATGGACGTGACGCGGAAAACCGAGTTGTCGTAGACGATCCGGTCGACCAGGTACCTGCCGTGGTCGATGTCCTGGTCGGTGAACCCCATCTTCCGCAGACTGTCGAACGACGCGGTGACGGAGATGTTGTCGACGGTGTACAGACCCTGCGGGGTGTCCTGCGAGGCGCCCTGGCTGTGGATGACGTGCAGGGCCGGGATCCGGTAGGGGCCGATGAAGGTCTTCCCCTGCCCCGTCGCCTCGTCGTACAGGTCGTCCCCGGCCGGGTCGGTGTGGGAGTAGCGGTAGTACTGGACCATCTCGCCGACCTCGTGCTGGCGCCCCCGCAGGGACGCCATGATCTCGGTGGTCTCGTAGTTGGCGTTGAACCGCCCCGACCGCTTCCAGTCCAGGCGGCCCATCAGAAGTACCCGCCCCAGGTCTGAGAGGGGATGCCGGACTCGTCGTCGTTCTGGTGGCCAGGCCCGATCGGCGGCAGGATCCGCTGCGGCAGCGAGTAGTCGTCGTACTCCCGCTCACGGAAGATCGGCACGAGACGGCCGGTCGTACGGGAGACGCGCCGCAGGTTGGTGACCTCGATCGCGTACAGGCCGACGCCCATCTTCTCGCACAGCATCTTGTAGCGGTCCGTGAGCAGTTCGATCTGCTTCTGGATCTGCGCGAACCGCTGGCCCCGGTCGACCGAGGTGCCGTCGGCGGTCTGGACGTTGATGTCCGTCGCCGCGTCGGTGGCCAGCGCCCACATCGCCTCCGTGCACGCCAGCATGACGATCATGACGTCCTCCTCCGGCGGGAGGGTGGCGAAGTCGACGGGCTCTTCGCTGTAGCGGATGAACCCGTTGTCGTCGCGGTACCGGGCGGAGATCGTCCGTCCCCGGTTGTGCTGGGCGAAGGCGTCGGTGAGGTAGACGTTCAGTTCGTCGTCGGCGAACAGGCTGTAGGACTGCCCGGACACGAGCAGCAGCGCGTCCAGAGGAAGCGCAGCGTTCAGGGTGAGGATGCCGTTCAGCGCGTCCAGGACGTAGTCGCTGGCGGTGAGTACCGTCTGCGTGGTGCCGACGACCTGGACAGCCTCCAGGCCGGTGACGTTGTTCGCACTCAGTTCGTACTCGGCGACGTCCCCCGTTCCCCGGATGGTGTCGCGGAACGGCGTGAGCCGGTCGCCCAGCTCGTTGCGTACCCGCGACCGCAGGTCCTCAAGGGTGGCCATTCCGCGACTCCGATCAGGTATTAAGGGTCAGCGCGCCAGCGGCGATCTGAAGGGACTCGTTCGTCGCCGCCTGAAGCGGGCTGTCGATCGGCCACGCGTAGATGACGGTGCCGGTCGTGCCGGACACGGAGGTGACCAGGGCGGCGTAGGTGGCCGCGTCGGTCATGTCAGCGGTGAACGGACCGAAGAACAGCAGCGCGTTGTTGCCGGTGGTCATCGGGGCGCCGGACGGCGCGGTCCATACGACCTGCTGCCGGGCGTAGCCGGGCGTGGAGACCTCCGGGAGGGAGGTCATGCTGTAGGTGCCGTCCTCCTGCGTCGGGTCGGCGATCAGCAGGGCCAGGTAGGTCGTACGCGGCGCCGCGAGGGCGATGGCCCGGCCGGTGAGCATGTCCAGGGCGTTACCGGCCCAGACGGGGTTCGTACCGGCCATCAGGCATCAACCTTCTTGAACAGGCGCGTGAAGTCGGACAGGTGCAGGGAGAAGTGCCGGACGGACTTGCCCGGCGCGTGGTCGCCCTCGTCGGTGATGACGTGCGTGTCATGGACGTGCGCGAGCAGGACGGAGTCCTCGCCCGCGTGGCCGACGCCAGCGGTACCTGCCGGGTGTACGTCGACCACGACGACCGTGGAGCCGGTGGGAAGGTGACCCAGTCCGGCTCCGTGGCCCTCGGCGTTCTCCAGCACGTACGACTCACCCGGTGCGGGCGCGGTCTTCACGAGTGAATCGGTCTTCATGAGTTAGGTCTCCTTGGACTGTCAGTGCCAGATGTAGCCGAGCGAGTCCAGGTGGTCGTAGAGAGGCTTCGGCGCCTTGTAGCGCTGCCCCTCGATGAAGTCGTAGTGCTGGCCGTGGCCGAAGGTCATGTTCTCGATGGCGGTGTTCACGCGGAACTCGCGGTGCGGGGTCTCGACCTCGACGGCCTCGGCGACCTCGATGACGGTCTCGACGACCGGCTCCGGGGTCTTCGGGCGGGCCTCGACGACGGTGTCCGACTTCTCGGCAGCCGCAGCCTCGTTGATGAGGGAGATCTCCCTCTCGCGGGCCGCCAGTTCGTCGGCGTGCTCCTTGGTGAGGGCGGCCTTGTTGCGGCCGGTCAGGTCACCGGGACGAGCGACATTGCGTGCAGGCATTTGTTTCTCCGGGTTCGGGACTCAGGTATGTGAGGCGGTACTACTTTAACGAGGAAGGGGAGCGGTTCTGGTAATCCAGAAAACCGCTCCCCTAACCGTCAGGATCGCTTGTGCGCGACTACCAACTAAGCCGTCGGAACGGGCCGAAGAATTAGTTGGTCTCCGCGATCAGAACGGCCTGGTCGGTGATGAGGCCGAGGCCCCAGATCGCGTACCAGGCGAGCGCGTGCTCTCGTCCGAAGTCGAGAATGCCGCCGTCGCGGAGTTCCACCGGAAGCGAGATCGCGTGGCCGAACGCATTGTCGCCCAGGAAGATCGACTGGTAGACAGTCTTGCCGCCCGAGTTGGTGACCTGCTTGACCTGCGTGGTCTCGATGAATACCGTGTCTGCGATCCGGCCGATTTCTCCCAAAAGGAAGTTCCCGGGGGCCGCGTACTTGGTCACCTCGATGAATTCGGGATCATCGCGCAACTTACGCGACTGGTGCGGGTGAATGAAGCAGACGTAGGTCTCGCCGAGACGCGGGACATTCTTGGTAGCCAACGTTTCGACCGCGTCCTTTACCAGGGCCGTGGTGAAGTCGAACGTGCCGTCCAGAGTGTCCGTGGAAGTCGCGGCGGTGCCGTGGCCGTAGACGCCCATGCCGCTCATCGCGGACGCGGTGGCGTACTTGTTGTAGCCCCAGATCTTACTAGTTGCCTGAAGCAACGTGTCTCGGGCTGACTGGTCCAGGTAGAGAGCCATGTTGCGTCCGAGCAGGCGCGATGCGCTCGCCATGACGTCGTCGAACGAGGCGTTCAACAGCAACTCGGAGACCGCGACGGCGTAGCCGTGCTCGGCGACGGTGATGGAGAACTGCGAGGCCGAAAGGGCGTTGGTCTGCATCCGGACGCCTTCAACCAACTGGCTGGCCGCGCCCAGGTTGTTGTACCGCATGAAGTTGATCGTCAGACCGGGCTGAACGCCGAGTTCGGTCTTCTTCACAGCGAACTGTTCGAACCGAAGAATCGGCATCGACTGGAACAGGATTTCCTTGCTCCAGATGGTCTGAATGGCCGCACCGAGAGTGCTGTTGGCGCCCGAGTAGTTCGTCGGGGAGGCCGACAGGTTCGGGGTACCAGTGATCGCGCTTGGCATACTTGGATTTCCTTAGTTACGGGTACTCGACCGAATTACGAGTACAGTCCACGCTGGTTCTGGGCTGCCTGACCGACGCCCAACTGGCCCCGAATCTTGGCGTACTCCGACATCGGCATGTCGCGGAGGTCAGAAAGGGAGTACGACTTAGTGCCCGGATCGGTGTCCATTGGTCCCGTGGTGGAATAGCCCGTGGGGCTCACACCGCGCATGGAAGCACGCTGCTGAATAGCAGCCTGCTGGACCGATTCCAGAATAGCCTGGGTCTTCGCCTTGACTGTAGCGATAGAGGCTTCGACCTCCTCCGGCGAATTACCGCCGACGAAGTCGAGAAGTTCGGGAGCGATCTCGTTGGTCTCCTCACCAACGCGACGCTGAATGTACGTCTGGAGGTTGTTGAACTCCTGCTCCTTGGCGAACAGGGTGCGTTCCTGCTCACGCTCACGCTCGATCTGCTCGAAGCGGGTGTTCCACTCCTGCTCCTTGACCGACAAGAGGTCCTTGGCGGACAGGTCGTCCTCCGCCTTGCGCTTCGCCTCGGCCTGGGCCTCCTGGCGGTTGCGCTCCTCCTGGGCCTGGGCCTCCTCGCGCGCCTTGCGCTGGGCCTCGATCTCGTCCAGGAACTTCTTGTTCTGGTCCTCGACGGTCTGAAGGCGCTTGTACAACTTGTCCTTCTCCTCCGACCGCGCCCGCTGGATGTCCTCGGCGGTGAAGCGCGCCTCGGCCGGGGTGGGGGCAGGAGTCTCGACGACAGCGGCCGGGACGACGACAACGGGGTCGCCACCCTCGCCGGGCTGCGGAGCACCACCTGCGATGGTGTGGATCGGACGGCCGTCCTTGCGGTACCCGAGGATCGCGTCGGCGGGCACCGAGATGCCCGAGGTATTAAGCGTCATGAGCGACGAACTCCTAGTCGGTGCTTTTGTCCGGGTCGCGGCGAAGCCCAGCGCGTGGGCCGTACGCCTGTGTCACGATTTCGTTAGTCATCTTCTGAATCTCAGGCGCTGTGATGTTGCCGAGTTCGACACCACCGGGAAGCGTCACCGGATTCGGACCACCAGGCTGCGGGCCGACGGGATTCCCATCGGCATCAGTCTGGGGTGCAGGCGCCTCCGCCCCATCGGGCGGCATTCCCGTCAGTTGCAGAATAGTCGAATCGATCTGCGCCTTTAGCATTCGAAGAGCGCCCTGCTGCTTGGCGTCCTCGATCTGTTCCTCGAATATCTCCCGCACCTTCTCGTCCGGGAACTCCTCGCCCAAGTCGTGGAGGGCTCCGCGCATGGACTCAAGGCCCATGGACATCTTCGCCTGGATCTCGTTCAACTTGATGAGGGTGTCGACCGGGAGAGGGGCTGGCCATTCACACTCGGTGAAGTAGGCCATCGGGTCGAGAACGTCGACCATCGGCGGCTGGTCATCCTTCATGATGCCCTCGGTGGACGGGTCATACAGCCGGGATTCCGGCTCGAAGGTGAACAGCGTCTTGAGGATGAGTTCGTTGATCTTCTGGAGACCGACGGAGTACTGCATCTTCTTCTGGTCGTAACGGGACATCATCGGCCGGTACATGATGGCCAAAGCCACGCCCGACGTATTCGACGCGGGCTGCATCTGACCGAGTGCCGTTTCCGGAACACCCGTGATCTCGTGCATCGAGCGCTTGATCATTTCCAGGTACTGAAGCGGCCCAGCGAGATCGACGCCATTCTCCAAGTTGTACACCTGGGCGTCCTTGGGAAGTCCGCCCCACACCTTGCGTGGGCCTTTCTCAAGGTTACTTGCTTTCGCGCCGCTGATGATCGTTACGGGGGCCGCATGGTAATTGATGATGTCGCTGATATCCGTCGCCTTCTCGTTGTACTCACGGTTCAGCGAGATGATGTCGGCGATGTCCGACAGACCCCACGGAGAACCCGAGACCTGAGAATTGGCGATGTGCACGACCGGAATGGTGCCGAGAGGGTTCGGCCGGGAGTCGATCAACTCGTCATTGAGGTATTCCTCGATCGTGTCATCCGTCAGCACCTCAACGTAGGTGTATACGGAACGTGTGCCGTCCTCGCCGGTCGCCCAGAAGCGGTACTTCAGTTTGAAGCGGATCAGACGGTCCCGGTCGTGGGGGTGCCACTCCGGGAAGCAGAAGGAGGAGTTCAGGGGAAGGATGCGAACGCGCCCTGCGTGTGGTTGTCCCTGGTTATCTACGAATCCGGGCTCGTACGCGACCTTCACGAAGGAGTCGCCGGAGATGCCGCCCTGCTGGCCCATCTCCCACAGCAACTGCTCCTTGCGGTTGTCGACCTCCCAGGCCCTCTTGAGCAGGCCGGGGATGATGTGCTCGTACTGCTTCACGCTCTTGAAGTGGACGCCGCGTCCGAACGTGAAGTTGTTGATGTAGTCGGCGAAAGCCTTCACGTAATTGAACGTGATCTGAGCCTCGCCCGCTTCTCTCCGGTATCCCCAGTGATGACCCAGGTAGTATGCGAAGTTCTGGGAGTACCTATTGAGGCGAGGGCCGTGCACCTCAAACTCCTCGTCGGCCAATTCGACAAGGCCGAGAGGAGAGATCGACACCGTAAGGTCCGACCCCGAAGCCCGCATGCTGGGGCTCGCGAATGAGATTGCACCGCTCATGGGTAAACGACTCCGACTTTAGATCTCGACGATGCGCGTGGGCGCGAGGGAACGGGCAGACTTCTTCGCTGCCCGGCGGCTCTCGAATGGATCCTCACCGCGCTGCACGACATTGCCGTTGGGCAGAACCTCGTGCAGGACGTACTGGCGGCTCTTGGAACCGTCCTCGGCCTCTACGGGAATGCCGCGCACCAGATAACGCTCGTTGATCAGGTGCTTCCCAACGGTCTCCCCCTTGGAGAGAGGCAGCTTGGGAAGCACCTCATCGACGGACGCCTTCGGTGTCCTGCGGCGGTCGTGGAACGCAACCATGGATCAGTCGTCCACTACCGCCGGGGAAAGCCGCTCGTAGCGACTACCGTTGCGCACGACCTCCTCGTAGGAGACCGCCGCGTAGTCGGAGAACGAGCCGTGCGAGAACTCTCCGAGATAGGTAGGCGCCTCGACCCATGAGGCAGAGCCGACGTGAACTCGCTCGGCCATGGTCTCCTGCGGGTACTTCTCGTACACATTCGCGTTGTGATTGGGCCTACCCGGGGCGGTGAGGTACCCCTGCATGACGCCCTTGGTGAACTCGTTCGGGACGTCGGTGTCCGTCGCGACACCCTCCTCGAAACGGAGAGGACCGCGACGGTTGGTATTAAGCGCGTTCTTGCGCTCGTAGACGGTGCCGACACGCTCCTGGAACTGCGGGTCGGGTGCGAGGTTTCCAGCCATTCCGTAATCCTCTTCTGATAGCGAGGGAACGCTATAAGCGTAGGAGGATTACGGAAGGCGTTGTTAATGCCGCTAAGCGCGGGGCAGCGAGAAAAGGCTTACGGGAGAAACCGTCGCGGCCGGGAGAGCGATGTCGTACTCGTCGCCGCCCGGGAAGCACTCCTTAACGTGCCAGGTGAATCCCGGGGTCACGCCGGATACGTCGGTAGCCAGCAGGTCTACGCTCAGCGCTCCCCGCTCGATATGCACGTCGACCTCGCGCAGCCACACGACAGTGTCTCCGTCGGTTACGC